CAGCCACCTCCATCAACTCATCACGCCGCGCATCATAAGCGGCCTGGATGTCATCGCGTTGATCTGCTGGCACAGCGCACCAAGGCGTGCCGTCGTCAAAAGAAAGGCGGAATAGTTGGCCAAGATCATCTGGTGTTGAAGCGGCGTTTATGGCCATTTCTAGCGCATCGATCGGTGCTAGTTCCGGTTCGGGCGCGGGGTCTGCATTGTCTGATGATTTTAGCTTGTAATAATAAGCTTCTTGCACCAGTCGAGCCCAACCTTGCGGGAAAATTGCCCAAGGCGTGCCGTCTTTAGCAAATGAATCATAGCAAGAAAGCACGTCTGCTTTCGTTTCGGCGCCTTCGATTTCGACAATCAAGGCATGATATTTTTCAATGCCGCCCGTGTCTTTGAATGCGCCGGATGCTGGTCGCTTGCGCGCTTCGCCTTTAAATATAATATCGGCGCCGTCGCGTGGATCATCGGCGACAAATTCCAAGGCTACAGGCTCGGGGTTCAGGTTGGGATTGTCTTGCCATTGCCTAAACTCATCAGGCTCCATGATGCCGGCAAATCCAAACGCCATTCTTGCCGCTTGGCAGTAGGTGCGATTACGCAGCATACGCTTTGGGTGCGTTTGCCAGGGGCCTTTTGGCGCTTGGCACTCTTCCAAGTATTCTGTAACTGAAACGGGGTAAGCGCGATCCTTACGGTACATGTGACACGTCATTGAAATGATCGTGTTGTCTTCACCGATTTCAGATTCGAACCGCACGCCATCGAACTGCGGATGCTCGTTGGCTTTACGCATCCATCCATCAACCGAGACAATCGGCTGGGTTTTCCCGCCTGTCGTCGGCATAAAATAAATTTCTTTTGTCAGCGGGTTTAGGTTATGTTCCCGCGCGACGGATAGGCAATGAATTAACTGCCGGTCAGTTGTTCCACTCGGCACTGTGTCGCGCATCAATGCTAGATAATGTTCAGCACCGAGGCCGGAAATATCGGCCAACTCTGTAACCGCTTTAAATTTAACAAGTTCACTCATTGTGGTTCCCCGGTCTGGTTAATTTCTTTGTGCGGCATTCATCAGCCGCTTGAGCGTTGACATTTCCATTTAATTAACCCCGCGAAATGCAAACAAAATTGCGGAGAATGACGCGCAAAATGCAGCGGCAAACAAAACAATATCAACGGTAACCACGAGTGCAGCAATGCCTGCAATCGTGGTTATGATGCAAAGCGCGGCGACGCTGGCGACGGCGAGAATTGACACATTAAGCCCCTATGCTTTTGATCTTAGATCTGAAGAGAGTTTGCCCAGGCGCGATCGGCTTCGTAAAAACCTTCCATCGGACAGCCTCCTTTGGTGTTGGGTTTAGACTCGCATCTCGTGGAACTCAGATGTGGAAACTGGGTGATCGTCGTAAGGGAGAGCTTCGAAAGCCGGATCAGTATCGCGCATGTAGAGAAGGTGGCGCTCATTGTACTCATCAGCGACGTGCGCTTTGATCAGATCGTCCGCGCCGGAATTGATGCCAATCGTTCGCCATGTTCCGTTTGATTTATAGCGCAGAGGCTCTGCTTGCATGCCGTTGGCGTCGTCGTGCCAAACTCTTACTTGAATATCGACAGGCCCAACGGAGAGGATATCTTCGGTTTCATAGATCGACATGTTGTTTTCGCCTTTTGATAGAGGGGAGCCGGCTCGTTTAAGATGCCGCTCCGGCTCCCTAGTGATGTTCGCCGCTACAGGAGAAACCGGCGAACGAAGGAATATGAACGCTTAGGGTCGAGAAGCCCGGCTCCGCGCTATCAGCTCAACGAGCCTTATCTTGCCGGGCCTCTCTGACAGCTACTGGCAATCCGTCCGGGTGGTTGTCTTCCCCGCTGCTGATGAGAAGAGGTTAATTTCAATATGCAATAACGTCAAGAAGATTTATGTCAAAATGCAATAAATTCACTCGAACGTGTGGATAAATATCATTGCGTTATGAAATAGTCATTTCATAACAAAGAATTGCTAGATTGTGTAAAATTGTCTGTGGACAACTGGAAAGTTGCCGTGCCTACTATGAGCCATACAGTAGGTAGTTAGATGCCCTGGTTGACCATCAGGGGGGGGCGGAGATGAGTAGATTTAATTGCGCGGCAGAACACCCATTATTTTTTCATGGAGTGTGTAGGCAATGCCAGAAGCGTCGCCTAAATAAAGCCAATCGGTCGACACCCTGAATTTCAGAGCTATAGCGACAGCCCATCTTGGTGGCAACATTCTCTTGCCTGTCTCGTAGAGCGCGTAGGTAGATTGGCTCATACCAAGGCGATCCGCGAACGCAGCCTGAGTCATCTCAAGGGCTGTTCGCGTCGCATAGAGACGTTTTCCAATCTCTACTGGATCTAGCAGATGTTGGGCACTTTGCGTATCTATCGGCATTACATGTTGTGCAATTTTCCACAGCCTACTGTCCAATAACAATTTGAAATCTTGCATTTAATTTCAATAAGCAATAATGTGGATCCTAATGACCCAAAACCACGACATAACGAGCTATGACAACCTGGAGAGGTTTTATGGAGGCCCGCGCGGGATGCAGGCCAAGTTCGGATTGAGCCAACCTGGAATAGCATGTTGGAAAATTCGAGGCATTCCCACTGGATACCATCTCAGGATCTTCCTGGAATTGCAGATGTCCGGCCTGTCGATTGATCCCGATCTCTTTGAGGCTGATACAACGTTAGCGACATTCATGGATGCATGCGGGGGCCGCGCTCCGGCTGCGTCTAAACCTGCCGAGTAACAGAGCGTAACACGACCACCCCCACGGGCTGCAGCGTGCAGATACCTGCGTGTGATCGAGAGTAATCCAGCGTTAGTGCGTACACGAAAAAGCCCCGCAGGTAAGGCGATTACCTACGAGGCTCTAAGCGTTTCATTTTGTGTGAGGTGAATATGAAGAATGATTTTGACGAAAGCAAGTCAGGGAAAGAAAGTTCCCCCCAAAATCAAGGCGAACAATAGGGGCACGCGGGATGTCGATCCATTTGATGTCATTATGCTGGAAAGTGAAATTTCCGACGCATACGCAATTTCTGGCGTTGATGAAGTGCGCAGACTTCGCAGATGACGACGGGCGCAATATTTTTCCAGCGTTGGAAACGATTGCTGACAACATCAACGCGAGCAAACGACAAGTTCAATATGCGATGAGCGCCTTAGAAAAGGCTGGAATATTATTTCGCGTCGGCAAGTCGGTGAAGGGTACAATCCAATGGAATATTGACGTTCAACTTTTGGCGGCATTGCATGCGCAAGAAGTGCTCCTGCAGGGTGCACATGACACGGTTCAGCTTGTGGATAAAGGGGGTGCAATTATTGCACCTCCCGCCTCTCAGGGTGGCAATGGGCAACGCTCAGGGTGGCAATGGGCAACAGATAGGGTGGCAACCAATTGCCACCAATCCTCCAATAACCATCAATTAAAAGAAGCGAGCGCGGATGCGCGCGATATTTCGCGCACCTTGCCCGCTGTGGATGAAAAGCCGCTCACCATGTTTGAGCTGACGCCGAAAGACGTGACCTGGAAGACCTGGCTCAGCTTGATGGAAGCCAAGGGCAGAACAGATCTTGCGGACGCAGCAATTGAAGCTGGAAAAATCCAGGTCAGAACCAAATGGCCAGATTCAGAAAAGGGCTTGCAAGGGCTGATAGCCGACAAGCTTAAGAAATCCGCCAACTACACAGATCGAATGCTCGGAGAAAGCGCATGACCCTACCAAACGCCTCACAACGCGCATTGCGCCAGTACGTCGAACGCATTGAACAGCTGAACAGCGAAAAGCAGGCAATAGCCGACGAAACGAAAGAGGTTTTCGCAGAAGCGAAGGGCGCCGGATTCGACGTCAAGGCCATGCGGAAAATCATCAAACTCCGCAAGCAGAGCCAAGACGACCGCGACCACGAACAAGCGATCATGGATACCTACATGCACGCTTTACAGATGTTCGACGGTACGCCAATGGGTGCCCACATAGCAGAGCAGATGGAGGAAGAGGCGAGAGTGCAATAAACTACAGCATTGATTGGGAAGCCCGTTTGCAACATGACCAAGCTCCGCTCAGACCAAAAGCTAGTCATAGACAAAACAACCGGCCGAGCGAGGATCAAGCAGACGGTCAATCCGAAGCTCGATGCCTCAGCAAAGATCCGACAGAAGACCAGTAAACGCCAGAGAGTAGTAAAACGAACAGTTTAGTTTGTGCAAAGCGTATCAGAGCCTCAGGGGGCGAAGATGCATCTTTGGCTAAGGTATGCAGCGATATCTGCAGCAGCCGTGTCAATGGGTTTTACAGCCTACTTTGGATGGGTCACGGCTGGAGACGATACATTCGCCAAGTGGTTCAACGCCGCAGGCGGAGCGCTTATCAGTTTCGCGGTGCCGGCATTCTTTTTCCTGGCCGCGATTGCTGTTCAGCGGCAAGCCTACGGCATAGCCAGAGCCTTCTTTGCGTTCGGCTGTGTGTTTGGGTTCATGGATGCTGCCAGCAACACAGGTGCGCTGTTCTCGATGCGTGAGGGCTCCAAGATCAACGCGCACCACGCCACGGTGACTTCAAAAGATGTCAGGATGCGCCTCGCCAAGCTCCAAAGGACTGAGGCCGATTTAATCGGGAAGACGTCAAGCGTAAAGGTTTGGCAGGACTCCAAGAGCATCAAAGACGCCATATCCGACCTTGAAAAAAAGCGGGCGCGAGAATCCAAGCGGGGCGGTTGCGGGAAGGAATGCGAGAAAATTGACGACCAGGTCATGAAACGCCGGGATGACTTGGCGGTTTCCCTGGCCGTCGAAAAAGCTAACGCCGAACTGGTCAGCATCCGGAAGAAAATAGCCGACGCCCGCGCGGAATCTAAAACGACCAAAGCCAAGGTTTCGCCGATCGACGTCATCACGGCAAAGATCGGCGCCATAGCTGCTTGGGATCTGAATCCAGGCGAGAGCGTCAAAGAGTTCGTTTATTTACTGATCACTGCAGTTCTGGGCACAGGGTTAACGCTGCTTTCTGGCGGCCTTGGGTATGGCTCCACCTGGTTGCGCGGGGCCGAGGAAACAGCAGAGCCAAGCGGCTACGTCAGAACCCAATACCTGGAAGCCCCTGAAGGGCACATGCCTCAATCACTAGGCGAGACGCTCAGGCCCGCCGGAAACACCAACAGCTCTGTAACCGTCGACGGCGCCAGGCCCAGCCGAGAAAGGATTGCCGCAATTATTAACCTACAAAGAATGCTGCGTGACGAGTTCCCAGAGATTACCGGCTAGTGCGAGAGTTTAAACTAAGGACACACCATGGAAGCCTGCGCACCAACCAAAGAGCAGTTGAGTAAGTTTGACTATGAACCACCCCGGCTTGATCAGGTCACCGATTGTCCAGCAGGGAGAGTCAAAAGCTTTTGGGAAAGAATAAAGCTGCTTGAGCCCGAGCACCACCAGGCCATCAAGCAGCTAGAGAAATGCTATTTCGGAAGGCTGGGAGTTGATGTTAGCGAAAGTCACGAACGGGTAGACGAATATAAATTTGACTATGAGTTTTCCAAATTTGAGTGGGCTGGTAAAAACGAAAGCGCAAGGAAGGCAGTCGGTAGCCCGAGAGTTTGGAAAGCTCTGATTTGCCAGATTGAAAGAACACTCACACCGCAAGATATTGGCCACCAATGGGCCGGGATAGATGGGCGGCAAGGTGCGAAATCGTTTGGAGAGGGGTTAATAATAGCCGGCCTCGACGCTTTATGCATACATTGGGGATACATATCTCGACCTCCTGATTAAATGAGGCAATAAAGTGCTTGATATTTGATATCAAATCGCATAGCGATAGTGATAGTTCGCAGAAATGCGCACAGAGACAGGAACCGGGTGCAGAAATGCGTCCGGTTTTTTTATGGGGTTTCGAATGTCAGCGCGCGAGAGAGAGCAGACATTAATTTCATCTCTCTACCAAGAGCAGATCACGCACGCCTTGATATTATCTGACATTCAGCATGGGTCGAGAATGACCGAGGCCGAGATAAACGACGAAATAAAATATGCTCATGTGCGCATGGCCTTCCTGAAATCAATGCATGAACGACTTCTCCTAGCGGGCGTGACGAGATGAGGCGCACTATTGGTTCATGCGTTGCTGAAACGCTGGCTTGCGTGATTGCACTGGCAGCCGTCGCATTTTTGATATGGTATGGAAGCTTGGTATGAACTTTCGCGGGATATCTCAAAGCAGCGCAGGCGTATGTTTCGCCCTAGCCCTACAGAATTCCCGATTACGCCAGAAGACATACACAGAGCAGCGCACCTTGTTGAAAGAGAACTTTCCAATGGGCACTAGAGTAGTAACAACGGACGTAGAAATCATTGCTGCAGCTATAGAGGCGTTCATGCCTTTGAGAACCTCAGCGGAGATGGTCACAGAGGACCACGTCAACGAAGCGGCAAGAGACGTTGTCCGCAAGTTGACTATGCCACCAGAGAAGACATCAGATATTACCGGGTTTGAGGAAGACGATGGCTAACCGGCCATCTACTGTAGACACAACTAGACAGACAGAAAGTTCATGGTAACTACAACGGGCGCTAAGACAGGCGGACGCAAGAGAGGAACGCCAAACAAGGCGACTGCGGAGGTACGTGACCTAGCTCGGGAATACGCTCCAGCGGCCCTTAAAGAACTGGCTAGGCTTATGAAGAACGCAGAGAGCGAAGCCGCCAGAGTCTCTGCTATCAAAGAAATACTCGATCGCGGTTACGGCAAAGCTATTCAGAAGAATGAAAACGACAACCTGCATGATGTAACTGACCCAATGCTTGATCTGCTCAATGCGCTCAGACAGCCAGTATTCCCGAAAGACGATGGCAACAGCAGCTGACAAGGTCAAAGCCCTATTCTCTGACAGGGAATGGCGGCTTAATAATCTATACAAGATCCAGGACGAGAAGGGCGAGGAAGTCACGTTCGTAATGAACGATGCGCAGCGCAAGTTGTGGGATGATCTGCACTACCTAAACATCATTCCAAAGGCGCGCCAGCTAGGTTTCTCAACAGAGATCAGCGTGTTCATTACGGACACATGTATCTTCCGGCCAAACACAAACGCCGGCATTGTTGACATCACTCTGGACGACGCCAAGCGCAAGCTAGCCAAGATCAAGTTTGCCTATGATCGCTTACCGCAGTCAGTGCGTGACGCGGTGCCTCTAACGGTCGAGAACACACAAGAACTGAGATGGGCAAATGGTTCCGGTGTTCTGGTTGGGACCAGTCACCGAGGCGGTACGCTTCAGATCTTACATGTCTCTGAATACGGCAAGATAGCAGCTCAGTACCCGGACAAGGCGAAGGAGATTAGAACCGGCGCATTCGGCACGGTCCACAAGGGCATGATGATCTTTGTGGAAAGTACGGCAGAAGGTGCGGCTGGCGACTTCTATGACTTGGTGTCTCAGGCGGAAGCAGACCAGCTCGAAGGTCGAAAGCTGCGAGAGCAAGACTTCAAACTACACTTTTTCCCGTGGTTCGCCCACAAAGGGTATGTTGAAGAGGTCGACGATCGGCCTATCCCGCAAGAGCTAACAACCTACTTTGAAAATCTGGAGGCAGAGGATGGGATTGTCCTGTCACCAGAGCAGCAGTCTTGGTACGCCGGCAAGCGCCGGACGATCGGTCCCGATGATATGTGGCGCGAGTATCCCGCGACACTCAAAGAAGCCTTCTCAGCGTCCATAGAGGGCGCGTACTTCAAGACGCAGATGGTTAAGATCCGAGAGACTGGACGCATTCTCAAGATATCGCCGGATAGCAGTATTCCGGTAGACACGTTTTGGGATATCGGGGTTGACGACAGTACCTCAATTTGGTTCCACCAGGCAGGCGCCGGGGGCAGTCACGCACTCATTGACTACTTCGAAGACAGCGGCGAAGGGGTTGACTATTACATCCGAATTCTGCGGGAAAAGACGGAGAAATACGGATACGTTTACGGCACGCATTACGGCCCGCACGATCTTGACAACCGGGACTGGGCAGCAGTTGGCGCCAAGTCTACCGCCGAAGTTGCTAAGGGGCTGGGGCTTAAATTCAAAGTGGTCCCGCGTATTCAAAACAAGAATGACGCCATAGAGGCCGCGCGCTCGTTTCTGTCAAAGACAGCCATAGACGAAGAGCGATGTGCCAAGGGCATCACGGTTCTCGATAACTACCGCAAGGCTTGGAATGAGCGCCGATCGACTTGGTCGAGTGAGCCGCTGCATGATTGGGCATCTCACGGGGCTGATGCGCTGATGACTGGGGCGTGTGGGTTTACGCCAGCGTTGTCGGGTGACAAGCCGCGACGCAAGCCACGTTTAGGCACCACGGCGTGATTTGTCTAGCAAAGTGCTGGATATCAGGGCTTGATACGACAAATAAGGGTTTAATTGTATAATGGCTGGCCTTGCAGATCAAAAATCGACGCGAAAGGCGCCGAAGGATCTAATGCAGCGGCGCATGCCATTCAGCCCCACGGGGTTTTTGTTGGATGGGGCCGCAACCATGTTCGGCAAGCCATTGATGGGCGCCTATAATGGCTGGCGCCAAGTAATGGGATACGACCAAGACCCGAATGCAGCGCCGGGATATGTGACGACTGACAGCATACGCAAGACGGGCATGGACATGGCTGAAGGTGCTGTAATGGGTTCGGCTTTCACCAGGGCTCCAGCGGCGGCTTTGAGGTCTGGTGTGGCAAGGCCAGATACACCGCCAGCAGTAGCGCTCGACATGAGCCAAGACGCACGACTGGCGCGGGCGCGAGAGCAGGGCTTTGATACGGACACGCCTGTCTATCACGGCACAGATAAGGACTTCGCGGCGTTCGACCCAGACAGGTCCTGGGGTGGGCAATATTGGTCAACAACTGACAAGGCGTCCATAGAGGCGGGCGAGGTCGGGGCTCAGGGCAACGGCGTCATCAAGAAAATGTTTCAACGTATCAAGAAGCCAGCCGGCTGGGACGAATACGACCGGATGGGGGTCGATGAGCTGATAGGTAGAGGATACGACGGCCTAGCTCTCCCTCACGGCAAGCATATGACGTATGTCGCCTATGAGCCAAACCAATATAGAGACGTCAACGCCGCCTTCGACCCATCCAAGATCAACGACCCAAATCTGATGAGTGCCAACCCGTTCACAGCCGCCGCACCTGTTATGTACGCCGCGCCACGTCCTTTATATGAGCGCTTCGATCCTAATCTAACCTAACCCAAACAAACGAGACCAAATGTTAGATAACGCGCCATCAAAGAAGATGGACGAGCGAGAGCTGTTGGCCGTACTCCGTGAGGAGGACCGCGACTCTGCATCGTTCTTTTCATCAGAACTCGCCACAGTCCAATCCGAAGCTATGGAGCGGTACTATGCTGAAAAGTATGGGGACGAGGTAGAGGGCCGATCTCAGGTCGTCACGCATGACGTTGAAGATGCCATCAACTGGTCTATGCCGCATCTGATGCGCCTGTTCATCGGCAATGATGAGCTGGTAACGGTTGAAGATAATGAAAGCGACAACCCGCAACTTGGCGACCAGATCGGTGAATATCTAAGTCACATCTTCTTTAAGGAAAATGCAGGCGAAGAGATCCTTCACGACTTCGCATTTGACGGCAT